CAGACGGGAAGCTCGCCTAGGCGAACTGGGTGATCGTGCTGGTGACCGTCCGTCCACTCGGGAGCTGGACGTTCAGGTAGAACCCGCTGGTGCCGGAGTGAGTGATGACGACGTCGATGTCGCCATCCGCCTCGCTCAGGAAGATCCCAACGAGGTCGTCGATGGGCTCGGCCATCAGCGTTCCGTCGGTGCCGACTGCGAGAGTGCCCGGATCGGCTGCCACGGTGTCACCGGTGGCGTCCGAAGACAGCCACATGGTGACCACGGTCCGGCTCGCCGCGTCGACCCCGCTCTCGCGGAGCTGGACCGCCACGGTGATCTGGTTGGCTCCGGGGACGCCCTCGGCGCTGATCGTGAACCCGACGTCGTTGACGCCTTGATCGGTATGGACAGCAGGCATCAGGCGATGACCCCCGCCGCCCGCAAGGCAGCCAGCAGCGCGTTCTGCTTATCCGCGAGGTCCCGGAAGTTGTTGTTCAGCACGGTCTGGCTGAACGATCCGGTGACGTCCGCGATGGTCCCATCACTGGTCCCCACGCTGACCGTCAGATCCGCGACCGTGGTCGGGGGCGTCCCGGCGGGAAGACCAGCGGTGATCCCGCCGGGGAAGTTGGTCTTTGGCATAGGTCTCCTCGTACCTCTCGAGCAGGACGGTGAGGGGCCCGAAGGCCCCCCACATCCGACTCAGCTCAGGGCCTAGGCGACGACTGCGCCGAAGAACCCGCGGTAGTCGATGACCGCTCCGCCATAGATGTGGCGGATCTTCCACGTCAGCTTGTCGTTGCTGAAGACCGACCCCACGGTGGGGCTGTCCTGCAGGAAGAGCTCCGGCTCCTCCCGCCCGTTGAAGAACGCGATCTCGATGGTCGGCACGTCGCCCTTGTCAGCGACGAGGAACCAGTTGTTGTTGTCGGTGAAGTAGGCCACCGGGATGACCGACAGGCCGAAGGTGCGAGCGAAGTTCAGCGTGTTGTTCGCCGAACCCACCTCACGGTCGGTCTGGGTCAGCTCGTATGCCGTCTGCTCCAGATCGTTCGGGACGATCAGGTAGCGGGGCACGAGCCCGATCTTCTCGGCCGAGCCTGCCTCGGTCTGGTTCTTCATGACCAGACGAGCTGCCGACAGGGATGCGGCTCCCAGCGCGGTCGACCCAAGGTTGCCACCGTGCGACGCGTGGAACAGGGCCACCGCGTCGTAGATGTTCCCGTTGGTCGCGAGGAAGTCGAAGACGAACTTGTGCAGGGTCCGCGCTGCAGCCCGACCGAGCTTGGTCGGGATCGCCCGGAGTGCGCCCAGATCGTCGTTCGCGACGGCCTCGAGGGTCAGATCCTCGGTGCCGCCCTTCTTCGAGATCGCGTAGGTCGCCTCTTCGTCGCCCGGGGTGGTCAGGGCCGTGTAAGGGCCACCTTCCGCCACGGTCGGCAGGTTGCCGTACCCACCCATGCGGGTCCGGCGCTCAGTCCGGAAGTCGCGCTTGGGCACGATGTCGACGAGCGGCCGCCACTGCTGGTCGAGCGCCGCCATCGTGTACTGGCGAACCATCTGCCGGGTGATCGAGTCGGCCATGATCTGGTCGAACGTCGACGAGATGACAGACTCGGTGAGTCGGCCTCCCGGCTGGTAGCGACCAGTCATCCCGGCATCGCCGGTCAGACTGACGTAGATCTCACGGAACGAGTCGTTGGACTCGCCCTGCAGGATCTTGTCGATCGCCTCGGTGATCTGGTCCTGCTCGCCCTTCATGTCGGACGTAGCGGGACCGGCGTCAGTCACGAGCGCCGGGTTGAACGAGGCGACGTAGTCGGCCTCATCCTTGACCAGCTTCTCGATCTCCGACTCGGACAGGGCCTTGCCCTGAGCCGTCGAGCGGACGCGGTCCTTCGACTTCTCGGGCAGCTTCGTTCCGGCCAGCTTGGCCTCGACGAGAACCGGCGTCATGCGGACGCCGATTGCCTCGGCGACTCGAGCGTCGAGATCCTCGGGCCCCGGCTCCGCGGGCTCCTCGGGCTTCTCGGGCGGCTCATCTTCTGAAGTCAGGGCGGTCCCGTCCACGAGAGACTCGTGGAGCTCGGGCTGCTCTTCCTTCAGTTCGTCCGGCAGAATCGTGCCGGACGCGAGGCCCTTGACGGCCTCAGCCACGGATGGGGTGCCCACAGATGGGACCTCCTTGCTTGCCACCAGCCGGAGCGGAACGCCACCGGCAGCGGGACTGACCACCACGTCGACCGAGTCGATCGAATCGATTCGGGACACGTCGTGGATCGGACGGTTGGATCGAGCTTCGCGCATCACTTGCACTTGGCCGTCACCGACGATAGAGAACCCGACGAGGTCGGGCTTGCCGCGCCTGATGGCATCGGCGATCAGGCTCCGGAGCCACGGCGCGGCCTCGGAGATGTGGAAGTTGGCCGCGATGCCCTCGACCGTCTTCTTCCCTCCCGGGAGAGAGACGTCGGTGACATAGCGGGGATCGGTGTACCAACCGACCAGAGACTTCACGCCACGCTCGGCGCTGTTGTGATCCGGCCCGTTGGCCGCGAACGCCCGAGCTCCCTCGAAGAGGGGCAGGGCCTCGCGCAGCACCTCGGGTCGGTACTGGCGACGGTTCGCGCTGACCCCTGCCTTGATGAGCAGGACGTCGACGACCGAACCGGTCATGGACTCGGAGAGCAGTACAGCCCCATCGAGGGCCTCGCTCACTCCCCAGTCGTCTGGAAGCATGTCGGTCGCTCCTAGGGCACGAGCCCGCTTGATGATGTGCCGCTTCGCCGCGGCGGGGTTCTTGGACCGACCGACCAGCTTGATCGCGTTGCCGAGGTCTTCTCGGTTGACGATCGGGAAGCTCCCGTCGGCCATCGCTTTGCCCGAGTCGGCCAGTTCCTCGCGCCGGGCGGTGTTGAAGTCGCGCTCCTCGAGTCGCATGGACTACTCGTCGGAGGCCGGCTCCGCGTCAGGAGCTGCCGCGTCGTCCCCGCTGGTGTCCATCGGGGCGTCTGCGCCCTCGGTGGAGTCATCAGCGTCCGGAGCGGCCGGCTCAGGGGCTCCGTCGTCCTCGGCCGCAGCGTCATCCTCGGCGTCCTCGTCGTCGACGGGCAGCGACGGGCCGGTGGTGATCTCGGCTACGCCGTCGGCGACCCGCCACTTCCGACCTGCGCTGGTGACCACCCAGAACGCGTCGTCGTGCTCGGCGGTGGCGACGACCTCCTCGTCGTCCTCAAGCAGGATGAGGCTCATCGGGTCAGCGTCGGCCTTCTCGGTCTTCTTGCGTGGGGACATCGGTAGACTCTCCTCGTGCAGGCGTGGCGCGTCATCGGACGCTGGGAGCGGTCCGAACAGAACGAACCGCGATGGACTGGGTTCTGGATCGTGGACGCCATCAGCGCCCAGCGGTACTGGATCAGCCCGCGACTGGTGCCGGCTCCCGAGGAGCTCGGCGATCAGGACATCGATCTGCCGACCGTCATCGCCGACAACGTCATGGACGCCGGGCGGATTCTGAACCGGATGGTGAAAGACCAGCTCGGTCCTGAGCTGGTCTAGAAGGGCCCGGCCACGCGCTGCCAACCCCGGACTCTCACCGGGCTAGGACGGATAGGAGACGTCCAAGCCTTGTCCGCCGGGCCCTAGGTGATCTCCGTGACGAACGGATCAGTCGTGAGCTCGTACCAGAACGTCTGGTCCTCGGGAGCGACCCACTCGTCCCCGCCGGTCTCGTCGGGGCGCTTGACTTCCACAGTGCCGGCATCCTCCGAGATCCGGAACTCGACCGGCGTCCCTGAGAGCGGCTCCCACTTGTACGTCTTCACGATCCTGACTCTAGCACGACGCTATCATAGCGTCAACGCCCCGGGCGGGACCTCGACGTGCGACCAGAGCGCATGCATCTGCTGGTCCGCGATCCTCCGAGCGGATGGCGTCCGAGCCGTGCGGTAATGCTCGTAGAAGACGTGGGACTGCTGCTTGAGGGCCCATGTCTGGGCCGTATGGAACTGGACCTCGAACCGCTGGCCCGAGCTCGTCTGCCAGACCTCGTTGATCCCAACGTAGCCGGTCTGGTCCGGGTTGGCCCAGTATTGCCGGGTCCGCAGCCGGGTGTGGCCGGCCGCCGACAGGGACTGCTGGGCCTGCACATACCCCGCGCTGTAGCCCTCGGGTGACGTCTGGACCGTGTAGCGGACCGCGTCGTTGATGCTGCCCACGGCCTGCTCGTGGGTCATGTGACCCTCGGACTCGTACTTGCCGATCTTGCGGTCGAGCGACTCGCCGCTCTTCAGCCGGTGCTCGAAGCCGACGAGCTCACCCCCCGCCGCGTGAGCCGCGGTCTGCATCGAGTCGGAGATGGCCGGCTCGGCGGAGCGGGCGGCCGAGGCGATCGCGCCACCGCCACCACCACCGGACGTCCACTTCCCGCCCTTGTCCCGAGCCTGTGAGGGGTTGTACTTCTCCTCGAGCTCAGGGCGCGGCGGGACCAGCTCGTCCATGAAGAGGGCCGCCTCTTCGGCGGCCTCGTCGAGCTCCTCGTCGGTGAGATCCCGACCGAGCAGGAAGGTCATGATCCGGTTCCACCTACTGCGATGTCTTCGCCAGAGCCGAGATCATAGCCGGCAATCTGGTTCTCGGACTTCCCGAACCGGATGGCCGATGCCCGCTGGGAGGGCGGGAAGTAGCGGCTGACGTCGAGGTGGAGCGTGGCGCTGCCATCGGGATGGGTCTGCATCCAACCACCGGCGAATCGGTCGGGGTGCGCCTGAATGAACGTCCGGTTGGCCTTGTAGTGCTCGCGGATGGCGGAGACCCGATCGGCGTGGGACATGTGCTCGGCGTGGGTCAGCCGCTGGTTATGACCGCGGTCGGCACCGTAGCCCATCATCACCCCGGTCGACGGCGGGCGCTTGGTGGCCGTGCCGTAGGTCCGGACCGAGTAGCCACCGGACCGCTCCAGACTCCGGACGGCGACCTGCGTTCCCGCAGAACCGCCCGAAGCCCACTTGCCAGTCCGGTCCCTCGGCTGATTGGCGTTGTATGCCTCGATGAAGTCGGGAGCCTTGAACGCCTGATACTCCCAGCCCCGCTGGGGAGCGAGCTCGGACCACAGCGTATCCCAGTGCCGAGCCGACGCCTGCTGGCGAGTCAACGAGCCGCTCTCAATGGCCTGATAGCCACGGAGGTAGGTCGACGTGTGGGCGTTGCTCAGGGCGTTGGCGACGTCGAGCTGGGCGATGTTCGCCGACGCTCGGTCCTTGTACTCGAAGCCCCACGCCGGATCCGCCTTGCCGCGCAGGACGTACGTTGCCCGCGGGCCGACCGCTCGCATCTCGGCCGCGCCCAGCCGAGCACCGGTCAGGACGTCCTCGGAGCTGAACGAGTTGCCATTGGTCAGCGGGTCGGTCTTCGGGTCACCGAAGGTGTGCTCGAGATAGCCCAACGGGTGGTTGTGGATCATGATCGAGCCGGCCAGCTTGGCGTCCATCGCGGGCGTGACGTCCATCCCGGCCCCCTGCACGACGCCGGAATCGAACAGGATCTCGCCGGTCGTCGGGTGGATGCCAACCAACCGCTCGGCCTCGGTGTGGATGTCGTGCAGCTCCTGCTCGACCTTCCGGATCTGGGCCTGCACCGCCGGTGGGTGCTGACCGATCGCCTCTTGCGACCAGCCCCACGACGGGGAGCCGGAGCGGACGTCGCCCTGAGCCGCTCCAGCCCCACCACCGCTGGCGAACTGTCCACCCTTGGACGAGCCCGCCGGGTTCCGAGGCTGGTGAGGGTTGTACGCCTCTTCCAGCTCGGGGGTCTCGCCCGCATCTGGTCCGACGTCGGGGTACTCGATGACCACGTCGCCGGCAATCAGGTCATCACGGATCGAGATCTCAGGGACCACCGGGTCCGCCTCGAGGAGATGCTCAGGGAGCGGAGCCGGTGGGTCGGTCGCGACCACCGTCAGGTCAGGCGGAGGCAGCGCCTCCAGCTCGCTGTCGTTGTACGAGTAGGGGTTCAGCACCATAGCATCATGCTACTGTATCCCGCCGTCCCGGGCAACCACCCAGACGACCGCTTGGAACTGGTGCGGCAGGACCCCGACGCTGTGAGCGCCGACGGTGATCGCATCACCGAAGAGCGGGTACAGCCCCGAACCCGACGGGTAGCCAGCCGACGCGACGGCCGGCGAGCGGGTCATGACCGCGCCCATCTGGCCGTAGTCGAAGTCGCCAGTCCGATGCTGGGCTCCGCTGATCGTCAGCGTCGTGTCCGGCCCGAGGGCCGTTCGGTACATCCAGTCGTCGATCGTGACGCTGGACGCGTCTCGGGGGTCGAAGATGTTGTTGTGGAACGACCGGGTCTTCGGGCCGGTGAGGGCCATGTCTGGCGTGATGTCGCCCCGAGCCAGTTCGATCCCCGTCGAGACCTGCCGGTAGTGATTGATTGACGAGGCCGCTGCACCACGGAACTCGGGATGCGTCCATGCGAGCTGGGCCGGTGTGAGCTGGGATGGCCGGACCCGACCACCACCGAACGGCGGGCGGGCCGAGGCAGCCAACGTCGGGTCTGCGTGGAACGGTTCGTCCTTGCCCACGACGTGGAGGATCGAGTCGCCGACCCGCATGTTGTTCTCCCAGCTTCGAGCCGGGCTGAGGGCGGCGTACACCGCCGACGTGCGTTCACGGCTGATGCCGTAGGGCCTACCGATGGCCTCACCGTGGTCGCCGACCTTCTGATACCAGCCCATCCCCGCTTCGAGCTGCGCCGGCGTGGCCTTCAGGTAGAGATCGGTCATCCGCTGGGTCATCGCGGCCGAGTCGATCCCCATCGAGGCCGCCCGGGCATGGATCGCGGCGACCGCGTTCGGATGCAGGCCGTCCATGTGATCGGGAGCCGACAGGCTGCCCTTTCGGCCGTGGGCCCGCTGGTCATGCTTGCCGGACAGGTGCTCGCGAAGCGGCGTACCCCAGCGAACCTCACGCCAGATGTCCGTGCCGTCGAGGATGATCGAGGTCATCGAGAGCCTGCCTCAAACCGGACACGCATCTTAGTCGCGATCCGGTTCCACATCGCAGTCTGCTGGCTCAGGGAGGGCAGGTCGGTCGTCGTAAACCGGACCCCGCCGGGGACCCTCTGCCCGATCCCAAGCTCGACGATCGTCGTCTCGACGGCCTGCCGGTATCGGTCCTGATCGGCGGCGTTGAAGGTCTTCTGGCCCGGAGCCGGGGCCAGCCGGGAGTACGTCGACGGACCGACCGACCGCACCTCGCCGAGCTCACCGCCGAACGCCGAGTCGCCGTCCTGCAGAGACAGCGTCGAATCCGACGGGTGGTTGTGGAGCACGACGTCACCCGGCTGCGAACCGACCTCGACCGAGTGGGAGTCGCCCCGTGCCTCACCGACCAGCTCACCGTTGCGGAACACGACCCCGGTCTCGTAGTTGTTGTGCGCGATCAGGGCCTCCATGGCTTGGATCTTCGCCTCGCCCTCGGCCGGTGCCATCCTGCCGCGTTGGCCGGTCGCGCCACCCGTCGAGCCGGCACCACCTCGGGAGCTGGCGAACTCACCGCCATGCGGGGAGCCTCGAGGGTTGCGCGGCTGGCCCGGGTTGTACGCCTCGCGGATGGCCCACGGCGGGACCTGCTTGATCCAATCCTCTTCGAGGTCGTCGGGGTAGAAGGTCATCAGTACGACCTCGGGGTCGTCGTGACGCTGACCGGATCGGGGCTACCACCGATAACGATGACCTCGTGCTCAGTCAGAGCGCCCGACCCGGTCAGAGCCGTGCCGAAGATCCGCTTGACCGGGAAGGTCGCGGTCATCACCGAGTCGCCGAAGCTCTCCGCGACATCGATGGACGTCGACCACGACGAGAGCGGGGCCAGATGGGCGTTGGTGGTCTGCCGCGTCGGGAAGGTGCTGGCCGCGGGCGACACCTCGGGGCCGCCGGTCCCCGGGTCACGTCGGCCGGTGTACGTCCCTCGGTAGAGGGTGACTTCGCCGGTCACCCCCATCGCGGCGAGCGACGCCTGCGTATGGTCATACCGGGCTCGAGCATACGTTCGCAGGGTGGACATCGGCGGCGGGTCGGTGGCCGGGTCCCTGCCCTGCACCCAACCTACCTTCGAGTCGAGAGGCTTCAGGTGGTCGGTCCGAGCCTGCAGGCCGAACTCTTTGCTGGCGGCATGTTGCATCTGGATCGCCACCGGATGACTGTCGGCCGCCGACTGGGCCCACGTCGACTGCATCGCGTTGGCGTACTGCTTCCCCGACGTCCAGTAGCCGGGGTTGTCGGTGTACACCTTCGGCGCATCGCCGAAGTCGTGGCCCTTGTCCGCGACGTAGCCATCCATCGACTCGGTGTGCTCGAACCCGCGCTTGTCGAGCATCGCACCGACCTCGGTCGCCCCTCGCGCCTTGACCTCACTGGGACCGACTCCACCGCGAGTCTGCGACATGGCCTTGTCCAGCCTCTGCCGGTTGGCGGTGCCGGCCTCAGTCGCACCCGCCGTTGACGTGCCCGCCCCGCCGCCCGCCGAAGCGAACTGGCCGCCCTTGGTCGAGCCAGCCGGGACGCGGGGCTGGGCAGCCTCGTGGAGCGGATCGACGTGCGCCTGCTTGATCCAGTCGGCCTCCAGCTCATCGATCGCAAGGGTCATGTGAAGGCCACCGTATCGAAGCCGTGCGCCGGCGAGCCGAGCACGATGACCTCGCCCTCGTTGTGCGCCCCGGAACCGCGGGTGCTGATGCCATAGATCCGGCTCACCGGGAAGCTGGCCGCCATGACCGACCCCCCGAACGAGGAGGCGGTCACGAAGTTGTTCGACCAGCTCGACAGCGGAGCCAGCTCCACGGTGGTGGTCCGGCTCCGACCCGCGCCCGACCGCTCGAGCTCACGGGGAGCATCCGCCGAGAACGGGTCGGACGCGTCGTGCATCGAGCCCGTACCCCGGAAGAGCGTGACCCGGTCGGTCGGCTGCATCCCGAGACTGGCGAGGTGGGCCTGCGTGTCGTCGTACCGGGAGCGGTGATAGGCGCGGATGACGCCCTGTCGATCAGCAAGTTCGGTGGCGGACAGCCTGTTCCGGCTCACCTCGAGCGCCGAGCCCCGCGCCTGCAGCGGCAGGTGCTTGGTCGACCCGACTCCGAACTCAGCCTTGGCCGCGTACTGGAAGTCCGCCGCCGTCTGCGACCCCGAGGCGGTCTGGGCCCACATGTCCTGTGCCCCGTCGGTGAACTGCATCCCCTGACTGTGGGGATGCGCCGCGGTGCCGCCCGAATAGCCGTTGATCCCGTGGGCGTTCCCCTCCATCTCGCCCTGCACGAACATCCCGCCCTCGGTCTGGAGGCCCTTCTGGTAGGCAGGGTTGGCGTCGAGCCGCTTCCCGACCTCGTGAGTCCCGGTGTGCTTGGCGGCGACACCAACGGCTCCACCATCCTGCCATGGCCGCTCAGACATCCCGAGCTGGGCGCTGGTGCGGGCCACGATCTCGCCCCGCGTGGACTTGTTGAGGGCCGCCCGTTCCGGCTTGGACGATCCCGTGATGCTGGCGTGACCACCGCCGCCAGTGCTGGCGAACTGTCCGCCCTTCGAGCTTCCCGGTGGCACCCGCGGCTGGGCAGCTTCGACGAGGACGAGGGACTGGTGCTCTTCGAGTCGGACCAGCACGTCAGCCTCCTAGTCGGTCGCGCAGCCCGGCCTCGGTCGAGTCGGGCAGCTCGAGGGGTTCCTCCTCTTCGGGCTCCACCACCAGCTCTGCGGTCGGATCGAACCCTTCGACCGCGTCCTCGGGCGGGAGCTCCAGCATCCGGTGCGTCACCAGCTCGAGACAGCCGAGCTCCTCGGCCATCTTCTCAGGGTGCTGAGACGCCGGCACGGTCGCCAGTCGCTGGAGCAGGAGCTCGTTCGCCATGATGAGCTCGCTGCGACTGTGCGCCTTGTAGGCGAGGTCGATGACCTCGGCGGGAGTCAGGTTCATCGCTCCTCCATCAGCGTGGCAAACGCGGTGCTGATCTCCCCGCCGCTGAGGGTGAGCTGACTGGCGACCCACGCGGGTCGATCGTCGACCTTGATCCGGATCAGTGCAGGGTAGAACTCTTCAGGGGCCATGTCGATCCCCGCTCGCAGCACCTCGAGCGCCCGGGTGTACTGCTGGTAGGTGTCGTAGCCGGTGGCCGGCTTCCCCGTCGCCGCGTTGTACAGCGGCTGAAGGAGCTGCCGGTTCATCTCGACCACGCCCTCTTCCCAGCCCGCCATCCCGATCATCGCCTGCTGGCCGCCAGTGAACTTGCTCGTTCCATGCAGCAGCTCGTGCATCAGGACCGAGTCCTTCGAGGCGTCGCTGTACTGGTTGACGTTGCGACTGAGATGGATCGAGCTGTTCGGCCAGTACGCCGCCGCCGCCCCACTCCCCGCCCCGCCGACCACGATCTCGCCGGTCCACGTCGTCCGGTAGCCCTGCGTCTCCATCCACGACCCGATGGCGAGCGCCCGATCGTAGTAGTCCTGCTTGATGCTCTTCCGAGGCGGTCGATCCATGACCCGGTCGGCCAGCGGGACGGTCCCGACTTGATACCACTGGACATACGAGCCCAGCAACCCACCGATCTGGGTCCGGATCGCCGAGATCGACCGCTCGAGCGGCTTGCCCGCAGTCAGAAAGTCGAAGATCGGAGCCGTCGTCGTCATCGCCGTCTGGGAGTTGACCATCGTCCGCAACCGAGCCAGCAGGGCGACATCGTCCGACGTGAGCCGGGCCAGCATCTCCGGTGTCCGGGCCATCAGGGCGTAGAGGTCGTTCCGGACCGCCCCCAACCGCTTCAGGAACGCGTCGGCCTCACGGCCCCAGCGATCTCGCTCCACGTTGGTGGCCGTGGCCGACTGCCCCGAGTTGCGGAGCTCCTCGTTGCGAAGGTTGTAGCGCCGGAGCCAGTCACTGATCTCCCGCGTGAGATGCTGGAACTCGGCCCCCTTGGCCTGCATCTTGGTGACCGCCGGGTCGGTGGTCGGGGGCGGGGGCTGGTCCGCCGGCAGCGGCTCGTTCCAGCTCGGGTGCCACGGCATCGAGACGCAGCGGCACATGATCGTGTTCTCGGCCGAGCCCGACGGGTCCTTGGGATACATCAGCCGCTCGCCAGCGACGAGGTACGGCTCAGTCTGGGCCCGCTCCTGATCGTTGGCCGCGATATGCGAGCCGCGGGTCCGCGCATCGACCACCGCCAGCCACTTCTTCCGCAGGCCGGGGTTCAGCTTGCCAAGCTCGAGCTGGGTGGCGTGGTTGCTGGCGCTGTACGAACGCCCCATCTCGGTCCGGGTGATGGCCTCGGCTCGATGGAACGCCGAGGCGAACGCCCCCTTGCCGGTCACCGGTCCGAGCCGCTGCATCACCTCGAACGGGGGATCCAGCGCCATCGCTGCTCGACGGAGCTCGGTGTTGACCTTCGCGATCGTCGACTGGGAGACGCCCTTGATGAGGTCCGCACTGTAGGCGTACTGGGCGGTGAGATGAGCGAAGCCGGTGGTCGGCCGGAGGTAGGGCTGGGGCTGGCCGCCAGCATTGAGCGTGTCGAGGGCGAGGGTCTCGCCTTCCACCGCGGCATTGGTCAGACCGGTCTGGACGTTGGTCCGGGTCCGAGACTCCCACGTCTCGAGCTGACGGGTCGTCTCGTCGAGGACCGCGTCGAGCTGCCACCGCTGCCAGTCCTTGGTGACCACCGCCAGCTTACCGATGATCTCGAGCCGGGCCTGTGCGAGGTCGGCTTGGATGTCGGCGGCCACGGTGCGCTGCATCCCCAGCAGCTTGCGGTCCATCTGGAGCGCGACCTGCACCGCCCGAACGACCGGATCGGTCGAGTCGCCCTCGGCCTCGATGAGCTGGGTCGCCACTACTTCGCCGCAGCGACGGGCGCGGGCTCCTTACCGTTGGCCGCCGGCGCAACCGGCTGATTGGGCTGGATCGCCGCGGCACCGGGCAGGGAGGGGCGCAGGCCGAGGGCCATGGCCGCCTTCCGCTCCTCTTCGGCCTTGGCCTCTTCGGCCTCCTTCTCGTCCTCGATCTTGTCGACCTCGGACTCCGGGTCGAACTCGATGCCCAGCCCGTTGACGAGCTGGAGGAAGACGGTGCGGGCCGACTCGCGGCTGATGAGCTCCTCGCCGATGGCCCCCATCATCGCGTTCACGAGCTGAGGCAGAGCGGTGACCATCTCGGTGACGTCGTCGGAGCTGGGCTCGGTCAGGTCGACCGAGACGGTCCGGTTGACGGTCTTCGACAGGCGGCTCGCCTCGACCGCCTTCTCGATGACGTACTGCAGGATGTCCTCGACGATGTACTTCACCGCCTTCTGGCGGGCGACGATCATCCGGAACGTCGGCGTCCCCTGCTCGGCCAGCGTGGCGCGGTTGGCGCTGTCCCCCTCGGCGAACCATGCCTCGGGCAGGCCATGCCCACCGAGGACGAGGTTCTTCACCATCCGAGCCACGGTCTCGAGTTCCGCGGCACCGAGCTGAGGGGCGATGGCCTCCCACTTCTCAGAGTCGTTGTGGACCCGCACCGAGCCGGGCCGCGGAGCCGAGCCGTGTTTCGTGATCCACTCCCCGATCTGGGTCTCGTCGGCTCCCATGAGCAGGACGTCCCAGACGAACGCGTTCTGCAGACCGGTGCGGTCCAGCGCGTTGAAGAGGATCTGGTCGTGTGCATCGATCCAGTCGGCGAGGGCCAGCAGGTCCGGGTTGCCCCGGTGGCCCGCGACGGATCGGTTGATGGCGTAGAAGAAGGTGTCGCCGGTGTACTCGTGGCTCCCGCCGATCACCTCGAGCCGGACGCACTGGAGCTCCTCGTCCGGGCCACCGATCTCCTTCGGGTTCAGGACGATCTTGTCGTCCACGAACATGTTGTCGGGGTCCTTGAGCACCTGCTTGATCCGGTCGGGATCGATGTAGCCCAGCCGGACCCGGCCGCCGGCGTTGCCCTCGTAGGCACGGAGGACGAGCTCGCCCTCGATCGACAGGTCGCGCATCAGGTCTCGGAAGCGGAGGTCGAGGCGCATCACCGGGTCCTCCCAGAACTCGGTGATGATCTCCTGCACGTCCTCGTCCTCGGCGTTCAGGGTCAGGCCATCGCCGAGCACCATGTCGAGGACGATCTCGATGAGCCGCTTCGCCATCGGGTTCCGCTGCCACAGGGCGCGGCTGATCTCGATCGCCCGCTGATGGGTGATCGGGTTCAGATCCCGCTTGTCGTCGGTGACGCGCCGGTACAGGTAGTCGTCCGGGTCAATCTCGCCGCCGTCATAGCTGGCTTCCTTGAGGGTTCGGCCGAAGAGAAACGAGGCCGCCCGCTCAGTCCATGTCGCCATTCAGTGCTCCTGCTGAGACGAGCTCCCGCTCGCGAACGCGGGCCCGGTGCCTCCGGACCGAGTAGGTGTTGGCGGCCCGGCAGCTCGGGCATCGACAGCCGCGCTGGTAGCCCGCGGATCCATGCGTGAACTGGACGGTCGCGATCTCCATGTCGCCGGTCCCGTCGTCCTCGGGCACGACCACCCCGCGACCGATGTCTTTGAGACAGGGCCGGCAGATGCTGACCGCACCAACGCTCTTACTCGTTCGCTTCCCCGCTGGGCTGACGAGCGATCCGATGAGGCTGAACGCGTAGACCGGGACCCCCGACTCGTTCAGGTAGTGGATGCCGCAGACGATGCAGTTCGGCACCATCCGAGGCCGTCCGAGACCTCGCTTGCGGGTGCGTGGGGGCTTGACTTCCACTAGCGCCATGCTATAGTAGACACATGAGCGAGACAGATAGGACCGACGTGGCGTTCACGATTGCCAAGGATACCCGCGGCGACTTCGTGAGCCATCGCGCCGGCTGCAAAGACCTCACCAACGGGCGTCATGTTCAGCAGGACCGATGGGACCCGCCGAACACCTACCGCGGTGCCGACATGGTCGAGGCCATCAAGGCCGCGGACAAGGCGATGGCCGGCTGGTTCGTCCTCGAGCCCTACGACCGTGACGCCGAAGAGACCGCATGGACCTTCGGCCACACGGCCGTCGCCCCGTGCCTGAAGCCGATGCTCAAGGGCATCGTCCTCGACCCGGAGACGGGCGAGCCGAGCTGGGCCACCAAGAAAGGAACCAACTGATGGGACTGCACGTCAGCATCTACCGGAGCCAGCACGACTCCGAGGCCAACGTCTTCCACGGAGCGAAGAGCGTCACCGTGGTCAACCTGCCCGGGCCATTCGAGCCCACGCCCGAGGCCCCGGCCGCTCGCCTGTGGCACACGCCCTACGGCGACCCGATCCTCGTCCCCGACACCTACCAGCCTGAGAAGGCCGGCCCGATGAACGGGGGCACCTTCGCCGCCACCAGCGACAGCCGCTGGAACAGCGCGGTCGGCTACCGGGCGATCCCGGTCCATGACCGGTTCGAGACGTGGGCCCAGTACGAGGAGATGACCCGTGACTGACCTGTACCGCGCCGACCTGATCGACTCCCGGACGCTTCGGGAGCTCGACCTCGAGGAGGACGTCCCGGCGGACGAGCGCCCGTGGTTCGACTCCCTGAACAAGGAGATCGACGACTACTGGGACCCGGTCCAGATCCGAGATGGCCTGACCCTCGTCCACGAGCGGTACTTCGAGGACTACGCCCGTCAGCTCGCCGAGGACACCGGTGCCATCGATGACGACGCCCACTGGCCGGCCACCCACATCGACTGGCCTGCCGCTGCCGACGAGCTGAAGATGGACTACACCGAGCTCGACGTCGAGGTCGACGGGGTGACCGATTCGTACTACGTCCTGACCAACTAGGGCTTGACACCGCTATAGCGCGGTGCTATAGTAGGGACGTGATCGAGACCGCCGCCGGAACCAAGGGGTTCGGCACCGACAGTAAGGACCGGGCCACTAATAAGGGTCGCGCTCCTTCAAGTCCACACGGAGCTGCTTCGGACCAAACCCCTCCGGTTGGCGGGCTCGACGCTTCCACGATAGGAGACACCACGATGACCAGCCCATGGAACCGCCGGATGCTCGAGGAGCTCGGCGAGCCGGCCTACGAGACCCACGCCTTCCGACCGATCGTCGGCAACAGCGTGTTCTGCTCGGCCTGCCCGGCAGGATCCTCGTTCGGCGTGACCCACCCGTGGCACGTCGGCCACGAGCCGATCTCGCTGGAGACAGTCGTCGCCGAAGCCGAGCTGGCCCGCGAGCGAGACGAGGATCTCGCCGAGGCCGCACGGCAGGCGCGACTCCGAGCCGACGAGAACGAGCGACTCCGGAACGAGAGCATCGAGAAGAGCGACACCGACGGCTTCGTGAGCCAGTGGGCCCACGGCGTCAGTGCTGATCGCGACCGACTGCAGGCCACGATCCTCGAGGAGGGCGGGCTCGCGAAGTTCGACGCCCTGTTCAACGAGAAGGGCGAGTACGTCCCGGCCTACTTCAACCGCGGTCGGTTCGGCCGCTACTGGAAGATCATCGAGACCGGCGAGACCGTGACCTTCGGGTCAAAGCGGAAGCTCGCAGGGCTTGGCCTGACCGAGGGCGTCGCCCTCTTCCCGGCCGAGGCGTTCATCGACGGCGAGGGCACCGGCCTGAGTGGTCGGGCATGGGCCTCGTATCAGAAGACGGTCCGGGAGACGGTGCCACCGACCTCGGTGGTCACCCTCGACCGGCGCAGCTAAGGAGTAGGAGATGTTCTCACCCGAGACGATCCGCGACATGGCCCACGAGGCCGGCGATGCAGCTCAGGTTGCCGGAGACACGCCGTTCGTGTACTGGCGGGGTGACCCGCCGACCGCACCCTTCCCATTCCCCAACCTCGGCGACTTCCGCCCCGACGGCTGGGAGATGGTCGACACCCTGTTCGTCGACATGACCGGCTGGGGCGGTGAGACCGAACCGGCCCTGACCCCGGGCCAGCTCATGACCCGACTGAGCGAGATCCGCCAGCCGTACGAAGAGACCGGCCAGCAGGTTGGCTTCGCCATCGTCGAGACCGGCCAGTTCCAAGCGGTGCTGGGCGTCTTCGAGCGGACGACCATGGGACCCGAGGCCGCCCGCCTCGACGCACGAGCCCGAGCTGGACTCGGCGAGTACCAGATCTCCTGATGGCCGTCGGCCGGGTCGTCCGCTTCGGGACCCTCATCCTCGAGTTCAGGGAACGCGAGGGTGAGGTCCGGCTGTCGGGCATCGCCCCGATGGCGTTCGTGTGCCGGCATGGCCTGCGCCACGACGCCACGATCGACACCGGCTGGACACCCAACCTGAAGGTGCTCAACGACAAGGCGATCGCGAACAAGCTACTGAAAGCGTCCACGGCCGACTGGCTCGACCCGTGCGACGATGACGTCGAGCCAACCGAGGAGGAGTCATGAAGGTCTGGGTTCTGCGGGTGAACATCCCCGCCATGTCAACGATCGGCTACGGCTGGGGCGAGACGGTCGACGAGGAGGAGACCCGAGCGGTCCGATTCGCCGGCGACCACCGCCCGATGATGGAGCTGGGGGAGGCGATGGAAGCGTCCGGCGAAGAGCCGGTGTACGCCGAGCTCGAGGACTGGCAGATCCTGTCGATCACGCCGCTCGCAAGGCCGGTGCATTGATGCGCTGGCTCCGATGGTGGCGGCTACGCGGCACCGAGACGTGGCTGTTCGATCAGGTGCTCCCGCCGCTCGACGGCCAGTTCTTCTACGGCTGGCGTCGGATCCGCTAGCCCAATCGCCCACGCGGCTGCCGAGCCTGATCGGCGACGGAAGCACGAGGACGCCCGGTCCTGCTCTGGCAGGGTCGGGCGACACACAACGTGCCGGTGCCGGCCCTGATGCGGGATGCAGGTCAGCTCGAGGAGTTCCCTCGGTCGCCGGGGCCGGCTACAGACCGAGCACGGCTCAGTGTCCATCGACCAACCGCTCGAGGGCCGCAAGGTCTCCTCGAGCATAGGCGTCGTTGACCTCGGCCATACGTTCGGCGGAGCCGCCAAGGTCGGGATGGAACGCCTTGGCAGCTCGCCGATAGAGCCGCTTCAAGCGGCGGATCTCGTCCGGCGTCGGGCCGGCGGGAGCGGAGATGATTCGGACCGAGACGTAGATCGACTGGCCGGCCCAGCCGCTGCCGGCTGAGGTCGTGGCGCTGAAGGATCCTCGCCGGAGCCGATCAGTCATCGAGTCACCGATCCGTAGCTGTGCCGCCGGGACCGGTACGCGTCATCGATGCGCCGTCCGTCGGGCGGCTCGATCGTACCAGCGCCGGGCTCGTAGTTGCTGACCAGATCGTGATGCGCCCCCGAGCTGGCGTCGACCTGATCGTCGTGGGCCCCGTCGGGGAACGCCTCGCACTCACCGACGTAGGCGCTGTTCCAGTCGGCCCGGATGAGGTCGACCTGACCGCGGTTCGCCATCGTGGCGTAGGGCATCGCCCGGGCCACCTTGTCGCCGGTGACCTTGTCGCCGCTGAAGTTGTAGCCCCACAGCACCTTCCGGCCGTAGTGGTCGATGAGGTGGACGCCGCTGGCCCCCGGCTCCTGCTCCATCCGGACCCGGAGCTCGCGACCGTCACGCTCGGCGGTGGCCTTCACCACACGCTCGACCTCGTCAGGAGTGTTGCGGAGACGGACCACGTCCGCGACGACGCATCGGCCCGTCTCCCGGTGCCGGCCCATGAGCACCCCGACCGTGTAGTCGGGGTCCTTGCCCTTGACCGGCTTCGTGGCTGCGAGATCCCAGCGCCGGACCCAGATGTAGCCGGCGGGGTCGAACTCCTCGGGCTCGAGGTAGTGGAACGTGCCCTGCCGGAAGACCTTGCCATCAGGGCGGACGTCCCAGTCGCCGTACAGGAGCTGGGCTCGGCTGATGTCATCGAGCTGGGCGAGCGCCCCCTCGTACGCCTCTTGGTCGAGGCTCGGGTTGTCGGCCAGCCGGGCGGCCACGAACAAGCGGTCCGGGCGCTGCTTCGAGATGAACCGAGCCTTGACCCACTCGTGGCCCACGCCACCGGGGTTGGTCGCGCCCCGCATCCGGAGCGGCACGTCGGCCCCCTGCTCCTCGGTCCGTCGAAGCCGGCTGAACAGGTAGCGGTAGTCCGACTCGCGGAACTGGGTGAGCTCGTCGAAGCCGATGTACTGGTAGGCGCTGCCCTGATAGCGGTACTTGTCGTTCTCGCCCTCGAGGAAGCCGAACGTCAGCCGGCTGGGCGGATCGATCTTCTTGCCGGCGACCTCGAAGAACGAGAAGCTCTTCATGCCCTCGTTCCACTTCACGCCCGGCTTGCCGTAGAGCCATTCCTTGGCGCGGGCCATGATCGCGTCCGGCAGGGACAGGTCGGCGAACGTGCGGCGCAGGATGAGCGCCGAGTAGCGCGGCTTGTCGACGTCCTGCAGCGAGCCCATCAGGATGGCGTCCGACTTCCCCCCGCCGGCAGCTCCGCCGTACAGCGCCTCGATCACCTCGTCGAGGCTCAGGAACACCGCCTGTCGAGGATGGGGGAAGTGCGGGCTGAGGTACGGAACCCGCATCCACGGAAGCGTGGGAGCCGCGGTCACGTCGATGGCTTGGACGGGAGCACGATCGGGCTGGTGCGGGGGATCACGAAGGCCACGACGTCACGGTCCGGCATCCGGGTCACCTGCCAGTCGGCCAGCACGAAGCCGTGCGAGGCGAGCACGTTCTGGACGATGTGACTCAGGGCGAGATGGGTGTTCTCAGTCGGGAGGCCCGGGGTCTCCAGCAGGTGCGGCGGAGCCGGTTGCGCCATCGGTGGTCTCCAGTGCGGGAACGTAGTCTGGATGAACCTCGCTCCACGCCGCGGCGAACTTCCGCATCCACTCGTCGTCAGGAGTCCACGAGATCCCGACCCCGACGATCGTCTCGTCGTTGGCGGTCTCGACCGTGACCTGCGCCACCAGTGCCGGGTTCAGGGGGTAGGCCCCCATCAGCTTGTTCATCTGGTCGAGGAGCTGGATGTACCGACCGAGGATCTTCTCGTCGCCTCGAAGCACCGCCGGCCAGATCGACTGCAGGACACGCTCGTGGCGGGCCATCGTGACCTTCCGGTACTCGTCGATCTCGGGCACCGTCCGAGTGGCGAGGATCGCCTGCACCGCACGGAGCGCACCCGCCGCATCGGAGTAGCCGACCTGCTGCGCGATCTGAGCGAAGGGCATCCCCGACAGCCGGAACTGGAACGCTCGCTCCTGCTTCTCCCGGATCGCGAGCCGATAGGCCGAGGTCGGTGAGGCCGCAGGACCACGAGCCCGCTTCCGCTTCTTGGCCGGGGCAGTCGGCAGGGAGCTAGCCATCGAGGTGCGCCTGAGCGAGGGCCACCAGCTTCTCGGTGTCGGTCTCGCCGGCTACCGAGTCGAGCGCCTTGCGGATGACGGCAGCGTCGGTGACGGTGGGGTAGTAGACGAGCTGCTCGAGCTGGGCGGCAGCGCCACCCACCGAGAGATCCATGAGGGGCTTGCCACCGCTCCCCGGGTCCGGTTCGAGCTCCACCAGAAGCGAGGCCAGCTCGTCGACCATGGTGGTGCGGTCGAGCTCGCCGAGGAGCTCAGAAAGCTGGGCCCGGTCCGTCGCAGCAAGGTCTCCCAGCGGGTCGAGGGTGGCGAGGACAAGGTCTTCCTCCTCGGGGCTGAGGTCGACGTAGACGACGGGGACGGTCTTCTCGTTGCGCCGGTCGGCCAGTGAGACGCGCATATGGCCGTCGATCATGTTGCCCGTCTGGCGGTTGACGATGACGTCCTGCACCCAGCCGACCTTGTCGAGGACCGCTTCCATCGCGGACTGCTGCGACTTGGGGTGGATCCGCCAGTTCTTCGGGTTGGCAAGGAGCTGATCGGGTGCCTCCTCACCGTGGCCGACGATCCGGGACTGCCAGTCAGGCATCGAACGGGTTCAGGTCGGCCGCCGGCACGAAGGTCGCCGGGCTCTTGCGATCGCCGGGGTCGGTCACCGGGTAGTGGCTCAGGGCAGTGGCGACCCGCATCCAGCCGACGACCTTCATCACCGGGGGATTGCCCATGACCAGCACCGCTCGGTAGAAGAGGTTGTCCCGGCTGGTGACCTTCAGCCGTGGGCCGCTGCTCCAGCGAACCTCCCAGTCGGGGTCGACGTCGGGGAGCTCGCGGTAGGTATCGACCCGGGCCGGCCATGGCACACCGAGGATCTCGCACAGGGCCTGCTCACCGCAGCAGCCTTGAAAGTGGCGGTTGGTCGGGTTGTCGTAGTCGCCGGCATAGCCGAACCGGGGCGGGCCCTTGGGCTTGGTGTTGCGGAGGTCGGCCACGTCCTTGGCCCATCGGAGCTGGAACCCGTTGAGGCGCACGGTGTGAATCGGGGACGGCAAAGCCAGCTCTCGGTGCAGGGACACTATCGGCGACCGCCCTGCAAGTCAGGTTCCTGCCGCAGCGACCAGCCCTTGAATGGGCGGGAGCTGTTCTGCGGAATCTACGCGCCCGGCGGCCTCGGCGTCAAGCTGTGCGTCGCTCTTCCGAGCTCGCTGCATGGAGGGCAGGCCCCACGGTCGACGGGCCAGCGGGTCGGGGTGCTCGTCGTAGATCCGGTACGCCCGGCGCAGGGCGTAGTGGAGGAAGCCCACGGCGAAGGTGGGGTTCGCCATCAGCGGCCAGTACAGGGACAGCGCCGAGGCGGAGCGACCGAGGTCGCCGTCCATGAGCTGGACGGTCAGCAGGGTGGTGTGCAGCGGGGGTCGACCGGGACGAACCGGGAACCGGCTCAGACGGTGCAGGGTCAGGCGCATCGGCCAGCGGTAGCGGAGCTCACCCTTGCGAATGACCCCGGTCTCCCATAGGGAGCCGTCGCTCTGCATGACCGCGCAGCTCCGGCAGGGCCGGCCCTCGAGGTGGAAGCAGGGGACCTCGGTCTCGACCACGGTCGTGGCGCTCGGGGTGCCGTAGATCCAGCGGCTGAAGGCAGCGTTCCATGCCGGCGTCCCGAGATGCGACCCGCCCTCCTCGTCGGCCCACACGCCTCGAACGTGGAGGTGGAGCGGAGGCGAGTCGACCCGGTCGAGGAACCACTCGGTGAGCTCGTCGACGGTCATCGCCGGTCCTCGGTCACAGCGTCGCACCCAGACCACGGGGCAGCTCGAGCAGGTAGATCCGCATGGCGCTCAGGACCCACGACTGGGTGGCCCAGATCCGACCCGCTCGACACTTCGTGTGGTGGCCCCAGCACACGGTCACGAGGTTGCCCATCGTCGACGGAGCCCGTTTCCCGCTCCGCCCGTACCCGGTCTGGACGTGGTGGACCGTCAGATCGCCGGGCTCGAAGTAGCCGGTGGTCGTGATCGGGGTGTCCGACCAGAGCCCGGTGCAGGGCCCACAGTCCGGATCGAGCGTCGGCGCGATGCAGCGGTGGCCGTCCCGGGCCACGACGGCCAGCCAGAGCTCGTGGCTCACAACGTCCTTGGGCGGTGGCCGCGGGCTGGTCGACCGACGAATCGGCATCAGGCGCTGGCCTGACAGCTCAGGCACAGCTCGGGCGGGTCGTCGCTCCTCAGCAGACGGCGTCCCGTGGCGTCCACCTCGTGCATCTCGAGGCCGCAGTAGGTGATCGTCCGGTCAGAGACCTTCGACTCAACGAGGTGCCACGTTGCGCGACTCCGATCCCGCTTGGCGTACCCGTAGTCCTTACCCATGGTATGCGTCCTCCGTCATCGTCGATCGCCACTCCTCGTCGAGCCGACGGAAGAGGGACTTGCGAAGCTGGCGTCGCTGCCAACGTCGGTACAGTCGGGTGCTCAGGTCCAACCAGACGACGCCGGTGACGACGCCGGTGACGAACCACGGAAGTCCGCCGCTGGTCATGCCCTACTGCGCTGCTTCCGGCGGGTGGCCCGAGCTGCCCGCTGCTTCAGTCGTCGACGAGCTCGGTGCCGGCCCCACTTCAGGTTGTCGATCTGCCGCTGAATCTGGCGGTTCATCGTCTCGGCCACTCGCCGCTGGGCGTGATACCGCTCCAGCGCCAGCTTCACCCGCTCGTCGTCCGAGGTCGTCCCCGTCCGGCTCCGTCGTGAGACTCGATCCCACAGTCGCTGTGCCCAATCCATCCGTTGTAGTCTCCAAGGCTTGTCCGCAGGTTCGGTGCGGCCCATGGTCAGCGCGGCTGTCAGCATGACACACTAGCCCACAGCTAGGGCACGTCCAGTCGCAGGGGATCAGCTCGGCCCGCTTGGGGTTCTCCCGGAGAGCTGCCAGTCGCTCGGCCTCCCCGAACCACGCCTCGGGTGTTGGGCTCATGGCTCGCACCGCTTACAAACCCGAGCGAACGTATCGGCGATCCAGCGAGGCAGGTTGTCGGACAGGCGCTCCCCATCCCCGAGCGGACGCCTACAGACGGTCGTCGAGGCTCCGCCCCACAGGTGGTAGATCGCTCGACCGCCATTCCACGGGGCGTACCAGACGAACCAGACGGGTTGGGTCAGCTCTCGAGGGCGTCTCACCGTCGCACCGGCAGCATCGCCATCCGGGCCATGGCCGCGAGCCACTCCCGAACCTCGGGGTCAGCGAGCACCGAGTCGAGCGCCGACTTGTCGAAGGTGTGCCCGGTAGGACCCAGCAGCTCCTCGACATGGACCGCGATCGAGCCCAGCTTGGAGAGCAAAGATGGTGACGGGGTGAACGGGTCAGGCATCAGGTTCCTCCGGTAGACGGCGGGGGCTGGGCCCTTCTCCATCGCTGGAGCCAGTGCGGACATTCGCCGCGGCCCCCGCCGAATCAGTGCAGGGCATGAGCTGGGTCGGCTCCATGCCCTCGGGGTCCTCGCGCTTATGGACCGGCGTCCCCGCCTCCGGTTCGTCAGGCTCTGCGGACCCTGCCGACAGCGCGGCGCGGAGGGCGTCGGCCCCTCCGACGCAAAGCCGTTGGTGGGCCTCAGCATCCGATGGCCCGTTGGGTTCATCTTCGCACCAGCCCCATACATCGTGGATCGCCCGCGCCAGCCGCTCCACGCCTGCCTCGTCCAGAGTGAGGATGTCGGCAGAGTCAGCAAATATGGCGGGGCCGGACCCGGTGCGGCTGATTCCCGCTTTCCCCGCAGGCTCACGCTCTGCGGCCTCTGCCGTCCGTTCATTATCCCCCAGCCCGTCGTCATAGGGCTGCGTTATGGGGATGTCACTCGGGAAGTTAGGGTCGTACACGGCTCGCGGATTCGGTGGTAGATCAACCACCAACCGGCGGGCAGCGGCGAGGGCGTCGTGTCGACGGGTCATCCCAGCCTCCAGAGCATCCGGTAGCACCGAGTGTGCCACCGACCGAAGCCGACGATCCAGCCCTGTCGCTGCCAGAGCCAGATCCAGCGGTGGCAGTACACGCAGCGTTTCATCGCAGGGGCCTCTGGCCGGCAGCTTCGAGGGCAGCCCCTCGGCTGGTGGTCTTCGCGGTCTTGGGGCCGGGGTCCTTGAGGCGGGCCTCGACCCGGGAGAGCAGGTTGTTGAGCTGCTTCGATCGGGACCACTCGGTGTCCATGGCGGCTCGGACGGCAGGTGTCCCGTAGGTATCCTCGAGCTCACCTACCCACGCCTGCACATTGTTCGTCGGTTCCCGCTTGGTGAGGTCGAAGTAGTACAGAACGGCCGATTCTGAGCGTGGCTCTCCCTTCCCAGAAGCTATGCTTGAGCTATCCTCGACTGTACCTCGAGCATCGTCAGGACGGGACAGGACAGGTACAGGTCGTGTCAGGTCTTTCTTCACACCATGACTTCTGAGACCACCTTCTCTTCCCCCGGCTCGCTTTCGTTCGCGTCGGTCAAAGGCAGGGCCGATCCACGCCGCGAAGCTCTCGGCGGGGATCCGGTGGTCAGCGTCGAGGAGGTCGACCTCGGTCAGGGCCTCGAGTGCCTGCTCGTTGGGGCCCAGCCACATCGGAACGGCATCGTCGGCGCTCACGGCCTCGCCATCGTGCCACGAGCGGAGCACCGTAGCGAGGTAGATCGTGACCGCCAGTGCCATGACCGTCTCGTCGTTCAGCACCCGCCACAGTCGACGGAACTTCACGTCGTCGAGCATCGTGGCATCGATGTCCGCTCGACTGAAGCCGGCGTCACGAGCCATCCTCGACCTCAGCTTGTGGATAGCTTGGTGGATTGTGTGTGGACAGACGCTCGTCCGGACCGTCCAGCACGACGACGTTGGCGTCCTCCATCAGCCGGGAGATGATCCGCCCATAGCCTCGCTCGTCCAGCTCCCGGACCGAGTAGTTGGTCGTCACCACGGTGACCAGCTTGGCGTTGTACCGGTGGTTGACGAGGACGTACAGCCGGTCGAAGACCCACTCGGTCGGCTTCTCCGCGCCGAGGTCGTCGAGGACCAACAGCGGGACGTCCATCAGCCGGGCCATCGGATCGTCGGCCTCGGCGTAGCGGATGGTCCCCCGCACGGCGTCGAGGAGCTCAGGCACGACCACGAACAGGCCACGAGGCAGGACGTACGGGCTGATAAGCCGGTCGCCCTCCGCCAGCAGGGCCAGCGCCGACACCACGAGGTGGGTCTTGCCGGTGCCGGTTGGACCGGTCAGGACGAGGCTGGCGTAGCCGGTGACCACCCGCTCAACGCCCTGCACCGCCAACGCCTGATCGGGTCGGTTGACCCGGTAGGTCCGGAGCCGGTGGCCGAGGAAGCGGGGCGGGACGCCGGCCTTCTCGAGCTGCTCGCCGACCGCGATCTGTGGGGTCGGAATGTGGATAGGCTGTGGACTGATGTCGCTGGCGTCGAGGGTCATAGCGTCGCCCCCCGGAACAGCCAGATGCACAGCAGGCCGATGCCCACCAACCACGGCACGACGAGGACGACGAAGACCGCGGCGTAGCCGATGGCCTGCATCCAGCCTACGGACGTCGTCTTGATGGGGCCGGGGTCACCCGGCTGAATCTGTCCGGGCTTGGGTCTGGGGTCCATGTCCTACTCCTCGCCACACGGCCAGCGCCGACGCGTGTCGGGCCTTCCGGGTGGCCTGAACGTATCCGACCTTCTCGATGATACCGGCCTTCCGAGCCGAGATGAGGGCAGCCCCCATCGCGTTCGGTCGGTCGGGTCGCCCGGTCAGGGAGGCGACGTCCTCGGCGGTGAACGGTTGGTCGAGACGGGCCAGCGAGCGGATCGCCTCGGTCGCCCGGGCGAGGAACTGCGGGCTGGCAGCCGCGACCTGAGACACGCCGCGATCCCGAAGCCCGGCACCAGTGACAGGCTCCGGGGCGCGGCGAAGAGATGGGGGTGCCGACTGTTCGCGGGCGATCCCGGTGTGGGGATCGATCGGCACCCCGCTGAGGTCCCCCTCGATCGCGCCGAGGAGGGTGGTCTGGCGGAGGTGGGCGGTGCTAGGACGAGGCACGGGGGACCTCTTCGTAGCTGGCCTTGAAGACGTCGCCATCGATCGGGTACATCTCGCCGTGGACGCCCACCGCGAGGTAGTC